GAGGTCGAAGTCAGAATGCCCAGGTTCGCAGGCCGCGGGTTGAACGACCGAGTCGAGATGCCCGGGTTGTTGTAAGTCGCAGCCGTCGAAGTGTTGTAGCCGCCGACCAGAGAAGCCTGATACGACAGGCTCGTGCCGTAACCAGCGCCAGCGGTGCCGGTCGTAGCCGCGGCCGTGGTCGTGAAACAACCAATCGCGGTGGCCGTAGCGGTCGTGCCGCTGGACGGAGCCGAGATGGTCAGCGTTGGCAGCGAGGTCAGGGCGCTGCCGTTGTTCGTGCAGAGCAGCGCGGTGACAGTGCCAGCCGAGCCGGTGATCACGCAAGTAGCTGCGGCCGGGGTCACGTTGTTGACTTCCTGTGAGGAAGGAACAATCGTGATGGTCGGGGCCGAAGTGTAGCCAGCACCAGGATTGACCATGGTGATGGAGGCTACAGTGCCCGAAGACAGCGTGGCATAGCCCGAGGCCTGCACACCGCCGACCGGCGGGGCAGAGAAGAACACCAGCGGGGTCCGGCTGTAGTTCGCGCCAGCCGTGCCAACGGTAACGGCCGAAACCGCTCCACCAACAACAGCAGACCATGTGGAGCTACCAGCCGAAACTGTGACGGTCGGCGGCGAGGACGCGGAATAGCCCGAGCCGTTGTTGGTCATGACCGCACCAATAACGGTGCCAGTCAGGTTGGCCAACCGGAAGTTCTGGCCGTCCGAGTTGACCACAACCGGAGCGTACGTAGTGTTGTCCGCAATGTCGAACCACACACCCGTGACAGGATCGAGCGCCTGAATGAAGGTGTAGATGCCCGGCGTGATGTACCACTGGCCGGCCGGAATCACATAGGAACTCGCAGCCGGAAGAGTGATCTCGTTAGTGCCACCAAACGGCGCGTAGCCGTAATTGTTGGCAGGATAGGGGAGCGGAATACCGGCCCCACCGATACCGATGACGCTCATTAGAAGGCACCTCCAGTGAAGTTGGTTACAACCGCACCGGAACTCGGCTTGGTCGTGATAATGTTATAGCCGACAATCATCACGCCAATCTGTGCGATCTGCAACAGCGGGATGGCGGAATAGAAGCCCGAGAACAGGAACGGCGCATCTTCCGACAGGTACATCGAGGTGTACTTCGAGTTGATGAAGTACATCGTGCCTTTCGGGCACCAGTGGTCCATGAAGAACGGAACACCGGAGACAGACACGTTCGGGAAACTGCTCCGAACCGTCATGTCCATCGTGTCTCGGCCGTTCGGCGCGATGTTGATCTGCTCAACGCCGACGAACGACGAGTTCAGAGTCGCAAAGTCCGAGGGGCTCATCACAACGTAGTCGGGGGCTTCACCACCGGCGTTGTCAGTGATCTGGATCAGGTACTGAGCCATTGTAGCGCGGTTCAGGATGTTCGCGCCCGAGGCGTTGTAGTACTGGCCCTGCCAGAAAGAATTGCCGGCCGCCGTGCGCGAAATGCCGCCATAGGTGGCGACGTTCGAGCCGTTGTCGAAGCCTTCGACAAAGCCCTGCGGCATCAGCGGGTTCGCGCTGTTGTTGGTGAACATAGCCGAGGCCATCTGCTGCACCGCCACGGCCCGCACGTCGTTCATACGAACGTCGAGGATGGGAACCACAGCTTCAGTGCTTTGCAACAGCGCTTCACCCATGACCAGCGGCACCGGAACCACAAAGTAGCTCGTGCTGAACTGCGCGTCCGAGACGCCCGGGATGACCTGCGGCTTGTTGAACGTGCCAGAGTAGCTCGTCCACGCGCCCTGCACCATCGAGTTGCCCTGGACCGGAACGGTGATCTGGTTGACACCGCCAGCCGAGCGCTGCGCGTTGCCAAGCAACATCATCAGCGTGGGAGTTGCAGAATAAATCTGAACCGTGACTCGAGGGATGAACGCGCGCCGGGTGAGCGCGTTCAACTCATTGAAAATTGCGCCGCCCGGAACGACGCCCTGACTCGGAATGGGCACTTTTTTACCTCCTGTAAGATCAACAGCGATCCACAGGATCGCCTGAACGCGGAACGACTATAGAGCAAATTGACCTAGACCAGATTGCTCTATCTCCTGCCTGCACGCAACTCAGCAAGAAACTTCCTCGTTTCATGCTTTTGGAACGCAACTGGATTCTTCAGCAGAAGCTGGTGATCGGTGTCTTTCTCGTCCGGCGTAGCAATGTTCCAGCCATGATCAAGAATGTCACCCTGTTCCACAACCGCAGGCTTCGGCATCTGTTTCTCAACCAACGCCGCGGCCGCCTCGTAATCGGTGAGGCCCCGTTCCTGCATCAAGGACTCGATTTTCTGGATGCCCTCGTCGTCCCAGCCGGACTTACGGAGCTTCCGCCTTTCGGAGTTGATCGTATCCTCGACTTCACGTTTGCGGGTGCCCGTCTCGAGCAGCTCTTTCAGTTCGCCAACAGTGCCGGTTACTTCCTTGCGGAGAGCGTCCAGCTCCTCACGAAGAGGAGCCGCCGCATCCAGTTCCGGAATAGCTGCGTCCGGGTTCAACTCTTTGATGAGTTGAAGCAGTTTCGGACGCAGCTTCGGATTGGAAGAAAACTTGTCGAGCAACTGTTTGGCAGCAGAAGAGTTCTGGAACTCCGACTCTTCAACTTCAATCAGCGGCATTACCGGCTCCCGACATGCTGCAAGGTGTAGTCATTCTTGCGGCCGGTCTTGGCCAGCTGAGCCTTGGTCGCGCCGATGTCTTCCTTCGAGAAGTCGATCCGGACAATCTTCGGATCGTTCTGAGGGATGTTGCTCCGGGTATTCTTAAAAACGTCAACAGACATTACATCGCTCCTTGCGGGGGTGTTGCTGGCATACCGCCAGCTTGGGGCTGCTGCTGCTGCTGAAGAGCTTGCAGGACAGGTGACTGTGCTTGATTTGACCGGGAGGCCATCATCATCTTTTGCAGCATCGAGGACTCCGTGCCTTCACCCATGTCGCCAGGGTTTGTGTGCTTGGAAAGTGCCTTGATGGCCGACATAAGATCTTTGCCGATGGGTGAGGACGCCCCCATTACTGGAAGCGTCCTCTCTAATATGCGGATAGCCCAATGAATCTGGGTCAGAGCGGCTGCCTGAAGCCCCCTATTGGGAGTAGGCATCTGAACCGGGGAGGAACCAAAAGGCGGCTGACCCGGCGCAGTTCCCGCACCAACCGCGGGGGAAGACGGCGGTGTGGGAGTTGCTCCCGGAGTCATGGGCTGTCCGTCCATATTACTTGCGACCCTTGCGGTGCATACGACGAGCCATAATAGCCTCCATCACTTTACTGACAAACAGTGCCAGCGTCCGACTCGGGGGTCCCTCGTTTTTACCGCCCCCGGTCGAAACCGGAGACCTTTGACGATCCCGAGTAAACGCACTACAACACAAACAAATCTGTTATTTAAGACCACTCGAAACTACTTCTTTTTACCTTTTTGCAGTGCTTCGGGGTGTTCCTGCAAGAACTTGGCCTTCGACTGCTGCATTTTCTGGTAGCGAGCTTTCAGCATATCGCGCATTGGCACATTCAGCATGTCGAGGGCGGACTCACCATCAATGATGCCCGACTTCAACAAGAACGCGACCATTTGCCGTTGGTCTTCCTCATACACAGGGGATGAGGAATGGGAATCCACCACAACTCGAAAGTCGTCTGGGATGGCCGCGAGCAGAAAGGTAGACTTTTCGTCCGCGCTATCACTTGTCCAATGGAGAGTGTCTTCCTTGACCCGCAGCAGCGAAAAGGCTTTGTTGCCCATTTCCGAACACTGCCGCTCGATCAGCATAGCCTGATCTCGCAAGCGCGGTGAAGCCGTACGCATGAGACTCTGCGCATGTGTGGCGGAGCGGACTCCAGTTTCGCCTTGGCCCGAGAGAATATTATGAAATCCTGACACGTCATCCATCATGGCAAGGATTTCTTTTACATCGGCAAAGGCTTCCTGCGGAAGCTTCGGAGTCAGGTCTTCGACTTTTGCCCCGGGCATATCATTCGTGATGAAGCCAGCTTCGCGGAACTGGTCATACATTTCATCGGTCATGCCGGAAAAGCCCGTGAAGGCCAAAAGCCGATCATACTGCAAACTCATAAGCTTGCGAATGTCATCGAGGCGCTCTTGCAAAAGGCGTTGTAGCTTTAGAAGCCCCGCCATGTCTGAGCGGCCGAAGAAATAGCCCTCCACAGGGTTAGCTTGCACCTTGATATAGGGAAGTTCGTGCTCAAGAAAAAGATTGTGTTTTTTGCCTCGCGGAGTGATAATGATGTCCGGCATGGCAAGTTGGATTGTGGTGTAGTCTCCGGTTTCATCATCGACGACGGTGATCTCGTAAAACTCGATTAGGTCTGCCAGTTGCTGCGGGGAAAGCTGCGGGGTGGCTTCTCTCGCAGAAACATCCACCGTGCCGCCCGTGCCAGTTACCTCAGAGCTTGTTGTTCCAACGAGTGGGGCTTGGCCGCCGAGGACGATCTGGACAAAGTTTGTCTCGATCTCTGGAATGTCATTGTACTGCTTTGCATACTTCAAGGCACGCTTGAAAAGCGAGGCCGCATCTGGAAGATGCGAAATTCTCCGCCAGAGTTCTTCCTTTGTGATGAAGGTTCTCTCGGCTACGGCTTCCTGCGAGTTTAGTTCGTTCACGCTTTCGCGGTAAACGCCGAAGTTCCAGATTGGAACAATTCGGGCTTTCAAGCCAGAATTGCCATAGGAGAGCTTAAAGATGGCCGAGCCGTAAGTCAGGGCCTCTTTAACCGCGGCCCCGAACTTGATGTCAATGTCTTTCGCCTCGATGTTCTTTGTCAAGTAGATGCTGGCCACTTCGGCCATTGACAAAATATCTTGAGGATACTTGTTCTCGAACTCCATATGAAACCGGAGATCAGAGGGCGAGAACAGATACGAGGCTTTCCGGTTGATATCGAGTTCCAACCGATTGTAGATTGAAACATTGCCGGACTCGTTCCCGGCAAAGCGCCAATGCCGGAGGATATTTGCCGCATCCCGCCGGATGTTCATTGTATCCGCGCAGTCTTCTCGCAACTGCAAAACGCGGCTTAGGAGCTTGTCTTGATTACCGGGAAGGATCACAAGCTTTAACCTTTATGGCTAGTTTGGATCGAGGACAGCGTTGCCAGACTATGCTGCGCGGTTCCTCGCGATACGGAGATCATGTCCGTGGCAGAGCCCATGTGCGGTGATCCGCCGCCCCAGAAGTTATGGCCCATTTGGGCCGCAACTCTTGTCACGGTGTTCAAGGGCATCTTGGCCGCGGGCTCTCCCTCACGGAGAGAATCTTTCATGTCGGTGACGCCGAGGCTTTGCTCAGATGCTGCATACACCTGATCGACAGACTTGGCGATGTCGCTTCCGCCGATATTGATCCTTGGAAGCTCCGGCTCGGTATCAAACATTGGAGCCTTGCAAAGCTCGCAATGTGCGGGCGGCGGCTCGGAGGAAGTCCGATGGTAAAACTCGAACTTCCCCTCGCAGTCCGGGCAGCGGTAGGTGCGGATTACAGGCACGAGTTCTTGTCCGAAAAATAGATTTTCTTCCGGGTGTCGATGGCTCGCGCGACGAAACGCTCCTTGCCGGAAGTGGCATCCTTCAACTCGCAGTCAAAGCGCATTGCCTTCAATGCGCCTGCGTGTTGGTACTTTTGAAAGTTATCCGAGACTTTCGGATTTAGTAGCTTGCTCATTTGCAGTTCCACCTCTTCAACGATGCTTTTGCGCGATCGGCATTCTTTGACTTTGCCACCACGCCCTTCATTCTGGCACAAAAACTCTTTCGCCGCGCGGCATCCTTTTCAGACTTGGGATGCGGAGCGGGCGCTTTGAGGTTTGTCCCGTGTTCCCGATTGTATTTGGCCCGGCCCTTAGCTGTCAATCCGGCACCGGATTTTGTCGCCAGCTTTTCGCCTCTGCGCACAGACAAGTTACTCACAAGAACCTCCTTACTTATCAGCTTTCTGGTCGAGCCGATCGAAGATCTTTTCGAGCATGCTTTCGATCTTTTTCAAAGACTCATGCCAATCCTCTTTCGCCACGTAGGACTTTGGAAGAGCAACCTCGATTTGATGCACATCCTTCCGAAGCTGCTCGACCGCGGCATAGAGGCTGCGCGCAAACCAACCAATGACGCCAATGATGGCGCCACCAGCAAGGTTTATGAGGCTTTGTGGCTCCACCACAATCAAACCATCTCTGATGCTTTTTCGCGGAGGTTCTCAACGCGGGCGGACCAACCCTTACCGAAGCGTTCCCAAGTGGGAAGGCTCTGCATGAAGTGCAAGCGGGTGTCGGAGAATGTGTTGATGAGGTCCGCCGGGGCGTGATTGGCTACTTCGGCCAACGTGTGCGGCCCGATGGCGCCGTCTGGATTGGTGTTGACACTGTGCTGTAGCCACTTGGCCGCGTTGCCAGGGCCGGAGTTCACAGCGGCATCAAAAACTACAGCGTCAACGCCGGAGGGCAAGTCATCGCAATGGCACTTATCCCAATAGTGGGACTTGTAAAAAGGCCCAACCACCTCTGGTGTCAGCCCGCGCATTTCTTCTTCATCGACTTCCTTGCCGACAAAGGCTTCCCAAGCTTTCTTGGTAACACCGAGATTGGTCATTCCGCCGGGGTCGTGCGGATCATTCACGAAGCCGCCCTCATAGTGCAGCAGCAACGCAAAGCACTTGTCGAAGTTTTCTTCCATGACGTAACTTACTCCGGATTAACGGGGGTTAAAGGCGGTTTTGGTTCCGCAGGTTTAAGCTCTTGCGGCTTGGGTGGAATAACGGACATCGAGCTGTGCCCGTTTCCATTTCCGTTGCCATTGGGCTTCGTAGTCTGATTTCCGTAGTAGTAGCCAATGATCGAGTTGAAAGCCGTGCCTACAGTTCCGAGAAGCACGAGAAGGGCTTCTGTTCCCTTCTCGGGCATTCCAAACATCAGCATATAGAAGATAACAGCGAAAATCCCGCAAGAGACTAGAACTGCGAGAAGCCGCGTTATCCAATTGTGCCGTTCCTCGTCGCAAGGCTTAAGGGGCAACATTACCGCCGTTCAAGTCCAAGACTTCCTGCTGCGCGGGCTGCGGCAGAGACTGCGCTTCTTGGAACACCCGCGCGATGAGATTTGCAACCTCAATATACGGACGCTGGGCCAAGACATTTACAATCTG